GTTGTGGAACGTGATGCCGCCGTAGGTAAAAGCGTTGAAAGCCGCGCCTTGCCGAAGGTCTGTCGCCGCTGCCCAGCCGGTGAAAGTTGCCACAACTTGCTCGTGATTGATCAGCAGGTCATAGAACGTGTCGCCTACCAGCGCGTGAACAGTCGTTGCAGACGTGAACGCGCCTTTTGCAGATCGAGACATCGCGCGGATAACTTCGGCGCACTTGCCGCGAACGTCGGTTGCAGCAGTGCCCAGCGCGAAGTTCACTGCAGCAGGCTCAGACTCACCAAACTGAGCAAAGTAATCATAAATTACAGTGCTGCCATCGGAGTCCAGCAACTTACCTTGCAAAGCGCCAAGCCGGTGATGCTCCTGAGTCAGCTCAACGTCAGCCCGCGTGCGCGCCAAGCGGCGAAGATACTCGCCCTGCACCTGCTCTAGCTCGGTCTCGGAACCGAAGGCGCGGATGTCTTGGATCTCTTCGGCATAGAGCGTAAAGCCCTTAGCCAGTCGAGTCGTCTTAAAGGGCACGGCGTCCCGGTTGTCGATAGCCAGCTCGGAAGGAGCGGAGCCAGTCGCGCTTGTTGGAATAAGTGTCAGGCTACCATCGCGCTGATCGACGAATACGGTACGAGTACGCACCGGCATGGGCTCAAAGAGGCCAAGCTCGCCAAGCAACTGGGGCTGATAGTCCAGTTTGTTCACGACGCCCGAAAGAGACGTCATGGAAAAAGCACTGTTATTAAAGATGTCCATTGAAGCCATGAGAGGTTTCCTTTATCGAACGATGATGCCAAGGGCTTTGAGAGCCAGATTGGATGCGGTGACTTGTGCGCCGTCTGCGCCGACTTCATAAGTCAGTTCAGACTCGGCAACTTCAGAGAGTCGAATAAACAGCGTTGAAGCGTTGTCAACTCCTGAGCCGGTTGTGTTAGTCAGGGTTTCGTAAAGGACTCCCGCCTCGTTTTCTGAGCCGTCGCCCGCGCCTGCGGCATGCCGCACAAACTTGCCGGTTGCAGTGATCTTTCCGAGGATAGTCCCGCCCGCATAGGTAGTGTCTGCCGGGACTGTCACGGTAACGTCATCAGAGTTCTGATACCCGTTAGCCTGACTGATGATAAAAGCGGCGGACGCTTTGCCTTTCGTTAGGATTGCCATGATTTACGCTTCCTTTTTAATTTTGACGCCAGCAGATTTAAAAGCCGAGTCGTTCCAGCCGCCTGCACCGTCTGTGGATTTAACGCCGCCAAGGTGCCGCAGTGAGTCAGTGGTGGTCTCGGAATCTTCGGTAAGGATGTCGAAGCGCGCATCAATATACGCCTCGGACTTGTCCTTGATAGCCGCGTCGCCCAGCTTAGCTGCAACGGTTGCTTTGCGGATGCCTGCATCGCTTACGCCGGTTGTGTCTAGGTCTTTGGCGATGACCTTGGCCTTGCCGATTAGCTCAGCTCGAACCTGCACACGCTTATCAATCGCGGCGTCGTCCATGGCTTTACCTTTCAAGTCGTCAATTTCGGCTTGGAGTTTGGTCGACTTTCTTTCTTTTTCGCTCATGTCGGTGATTGCTTTGGCTTCAGCGTCAGCGGTTTGCTTCTGCGCGTCTGTAACGGCTTTCTGTAGCTTATCAATGGCTAGAGCGCCTTCATCGGTGGTGTTAACCGATAAGCCGTCAACAACCACAGCTCTGAGTTTGTCAGTCATACTGTGTGTCCTGTCATCTGTACTGCGGGTTGTAGGGCGAGCGCCCCATTGATTCGCACTGTCGCCAATGCGGAATTCTTGATTTGCCCTGCCTTGATCGACAAGGGCAACGTGATTAACGCGGATGTTCCGCTGGATAGCATCGTACTCTTCGCCGCCATCAGTGACGCCGCCGGTCCATTCAATGTCAGCCTTATAGCCAAGGGACAATTCTCGCTTTCCGGCTTCATAATCTTTGATGGCAGCGCCATCCATCATGACCAGAGGAACGCGAACAAACTCCCCGTCCTTCGTAATCTCGTCGCCCATTTGCCCGATTGCGTCACGCTTCCACGTAACAGCTGAAACGCCATCAATAGGGTGATCGTTTGTCATTGGCTTGTGTGCAACGCTGGTCATTGCGTCTTTTGAAAACACCTCAGAGGCCGGGCGATAAACCCGAACAAATGGCATTTCGGGCTTTTCCATTTCGTCGCCAGTATAGAGCTGGATGTTATTGGCTCTACCTACACGGGCAACAGCAACAAGATAGCCGTCCGCAGTACGCTTAGCACTGCCCTCATCAACCGAAACTTTGTCTATAAGTTGCATTACACATCCTCCAACGGGTCAGGCGGCTCTTCCTCGGATAGCCCCCCAAATTCTAACATGGCAGCCTCAAGGCCCGGCAAGTCGCCCGCTTCTATAAACGAGTTAATCAGGCTATCAGACAGTGCCTCAATAGGGATTAGCGGGGCTGTGCTTATGCCGTCGCCAGCCAATACCCTAGCGGCGTCGGCCTTGACTTTGAATATAGCAGCCTTTTCTGTTTCGCTCATCTGCCACAGCGGGTTGAACGTGAACCAACATTCTTTCGGGTATTCGCCAAGGGCTGAGCGAACTACCACATTCAGCAGCTTTTCCAGCGGCTCACGTAAAGTTAACTCCTGTTCAGCACCGATGCGGTTGTAGTAGTTTTTCTCGTCACCCTCACCAGTCGCGTTCATGCCGCTAGGGGATTGGCCCAAGAATCGACTGGCCGGGATGTCAGCGGCACCAGAGACGATCTGAAGCTGTAAGCGCTGGACTTCGGGCAGTTGAGAAAAGTTGATTGTCTTCTGCTGGTATTCGTCTTTGCTATCCAGTACCAAGGCGTTAACCGTTGATTTCATGCTTTGGACTAGGTTAAACCGCTCTACCACTGCCTTTTTGTAGACTTCGGATTTCATGCCCTCCATGAAGCCGTCGATATGATAGACGTCCACCTTGGCTTCTTGAACCAGTGCGGCAATGCCTTGCTGCCCGGCAGTGGCGTCTTTAATAGCGATCTCAATGGCGTCAAGTATGCTATCACCCCCAGCGGTCTACCAAGACTTCCCAGTCTGTAGGGAGGTCAGCGCCGATGAAGCGCACAACGCGGGAGGGGTGAATGCGGACAGTGCCACCAGCAGCGCCCACCAGATCGTAATAGGTGGGTTCCATGTAGGTCGGTGACATGGGGTCATAGTCGAGCAATCCGCTGGTCATGTGGTAGCGATCCATAACTTTTAGGAACGCGACGCCACCTTTGCCAACGGTATTTGGGTTCAGCGGTGTTGAGTGATCGTCTGAGCCGTCGCTGATAAGGATGGCTGAGCCGCCGTAGAGTCTGGCTTGTTTGATTGCGTTGAAAACTTTACTTAGGACGCCGAGGCGCTTCTCTTCGGCCTCAATTGCGGTAATCTGATCTTTATCGCACTGCCAAGCCCAGCCCTCACGCATCATGTCAAACGCAGGGATGTCCACGGCCTTGCGACACATCCAGTTAGAGCGGTAAGCGGCTTCGACCTGTTGGCGATCAAGCGGCTGAAAGTTCCAGGTTCCGTGTGTAGCTTTGTCGCGGTCGCTGCCGAGGCCAGACACAGCGTTAACTAGGCCGCGTGATACGTCTGCGAAAAAGTTGCTCATGAATAGACTGCCATCATGTCGTAGCCTTGATAAACGATGAGTGGGGGCACGCGCCCATCACGAAAGCGTCTGCGCAATTCTTCACAAGCACTCCATTAGCGTAATACACATTATGCCTTTCTAGCGTTATATTGTACACGACACTCTGCCGAGCACTCGTTTCTGATTCTATCAGACTTGAATTCTTTTTTTACACATGGCGCATTCAAGTGTGTGTCTGCTTGCTGCTTTCTTGTTTGCATTTTTAATTGTGCAGGCTCGTGAGCAGGTTTCTGACTTGACCCTTTTGCTTTCAAATTCGCTATGGCATATGACGCAGGAATGGGTGTGAAAATCCCTTTTTTCCCAAATAGTCTTGGCATGATCTGAATGCCACTGCCTGCCTTCCGTAGAAGAGTGCCACTCTTTTGCAAGATCCCGAACAGACTCAAGTTGATGCCTGTTTCTTTACGGTATTCTTCACA